GGTAAAATGACTTAAGGAATTATTTACTGTATATAATAATGAGTTCACAATTAGATGAAAATTATTTAAATAATCTATACACTACATTAAATAATGAGAAAACAAAACTGTTTAATGACCTTAAGAATGATACAGAAATGAAACATGAAAAGTTTATTAATCAAAAAATTACCCATATCGATTCAATCATTAAATCAACATTTAAGTTACGTAATACAATCAATAAAGAAAAACTAAAATGTGATTTTATCTGATGTATACGTATACATATTTAAAAAGATAACATTATATATATTAATATGGTATATAGCACAACAAGACACATAAAATTACCTTTCTCTAATGCAAAAATGACTGCACATACAAAACGTTTGTATGGTAGAGGAATGGGATCTGTATTATTAAGAACTGGCGGAGGAGGAGGTGCATCATCTTATAGTGATATGGATGATTACATTGCAACTACTGGAATCAATCCTTATGCTCGTAAAGGAATGGAAGGGTCTGGAATGATGAAATCATTATCTGACAAATTATCTAAACTAAATATTGAACCTAAACTTCATGTTAAAAAGAAAAATATTACAATGTCGTTTTAATCGTCATGATTATCTTCTTATTTTTATATTATATGTTTAACCTATAATATGAAACCATTTAAACAAATAATAACATATATTGTATAATGTGTGATAAATTAGTATTCGACCTTTCTCAAGAAGTAGAAGGAACTCCAAATGTATTCGTCCGTAAAGACTGGGTTAACATCTTAGACAATCAAAATCAAAATTACAATAACAACCAAAGTATCATCGATACTTCTCAACTTTCCAATTCAAACAAATATATGTCGTACAGAGAATCGTACCTTTCTGTCCCACTTCTATTGTCCTTCGGGACTGCAAACTTGCCTGCAACAACAGGTGCATATTCAACCTCAACCTCCTCAATTGCACTTTTAACTCCTGAAACAAATACTGCATCATTAGATTGTTCCATCGGTCTAAAAAACTGGTTTGGACAAATCGTTCACTCAATGACGTTGGATTACAACGGAACAACTATTATTCAACAAACTCCTTTTGTTAACATGTGGAACTCATTCAAGTTGATGACCTCTTTATCATTAAATGACGTTTCTACTCAAGGTGCTACTATTGGATTCTATCCTGATGATCCAACATCATGGGGATTTTATTCTGCATCATCTGCAACAGTTGCTGGTGTAACTGCACCAACATCTGCTATTGATACCTATTCTGGACAAGGTGTTGTAAATAATACTAACTATGTTGGTACATCACCTGCTGTGTCTGGTCAATTTTATAGTTATAATTCAATGCTTGGTAACATGGGTTATGCTCAAAGACAACAATTAATTAACTACGATACTTCTGCTGTAACTGGTACTGGTAATACTGCATCAACTTCAGGTGCATTAGCAACAGGTGGTACTGATGATACATATGCAAAATTTTTAACTACTAGTGGTTGCAATCTTTTATGGAAATCATATATTTCAAATAAAAAATCAGAAGTATATGCAATGAACGCAACTGCAGGACCATCTACTGGTACTCCTGGAATTATTCAGTTCAGTATTGTAGCAACTATTTACCTTAAACATTTACATTCATTTTTTAATATGTGTCCATTGTTAAAAGGTGTATTTATGAAATTAACATTAAATTTAAATAACACATCATCTACTATCAGAATCTCACGTGATCAAAATACTGCTTCTACTGCTTTAGCACTTTCTGGTATGCAATGTTCTAGTGTATCTAATCCATTAGGAGGAGTAAACCCTGTAATGGTTGCATCTGGTATTACATCAAATGGTGCAGTACAATTATTAACTGTTCCTGCGACTGTTACAACTGATAGTACTACAGGTGCTCATCAAATTTTATACAGTTATATAGCCAATATTTCTGTCGGTGCAACTTGTTTAGACCAAACTTTAACTTCATATGGTTCTAGTGTTATTGCACAAGGTGCATTATCTAAATCTGTTTATTTATATGTTCCTGCAATGACATTTAACCCAACTTTTGAACAAGCATATCTTTCTAACAGTGTTAAACAAATTAAATATACTGATATCTACCAATACCAAGTTACTAACGTTACAGGTGGTGGTCAATCTACATTTAATAACTTAATTACTAATGGTATTGCAAATATTAAATCTGTATTGGTATTACCATTCTTATCATCATCTACATCTGCGGGAACTGTATACTCAACTCGGTTTGGACACAGTAACAATGACAATTCAGGATTTATTAGTGGTGTTCCTGTATTTCAAAGTCCATTCGATCCTGCAGGGACTGGATGCACTTCACCACTTTGCCATATCACAAATTTCAACGTACAAATTTCTGGTCAAAATGCCATCTATAACACCCAGAAATACTCGTACGAACAATTTAACAACCAACTTTATGGACAAAATGCTGTTAACGGAGGTCTTACTGACGGTATTACTTCTGGACTTATCGACAGACTTGGTTTTGACATGGAATACTGTTATTACTATGTTAATGTCGAGCGCATGTTACCTGTTGAAATGAGTGTACCTAAATCTGTACAAATTTTAGGAACTATTGCATCTGTTAAAGCAGTTGATCTATATGTATTTGTAGAATATGGTGTAGAGATCCAGATCGATGCGCTTACTGGAAGCCGTGTTTAAATTATTATTATTACTACTTAATTATCAGATAATGATATATATTTAAAAAGATAAATTCTTAAATATATATATGCACACAATTAGTATAGACGCAAGTCCAGCGCAATTAAGAAAATTGCGAAAAGGAATTAAAGTTAGAATTAAAAAAGGAACAGGATTTAATATTATCGTTCATCCTGAAACTTATAACAGAGTATCAAAAGCATTTGCAAAAAACAAAGGATTAGAATTAGAACTATCCCAAGAAGAATTACAACATAATGAAAATTATGATCCTTCTACTAGTGCTTCTATGATCCCTTCTCCATCTGAACCTTCAAAAATTCAAGAACTACAACAACCTATTTCTCGTGGAACTGAAGGACAAGGTTTATTTAGAAAAGTTAAAAGAACTGTTAAAGATAATGTTCATACTGCAAAATTAGCAGATGAATTAAATCATCATTTACAAAAGAATTACGATTACATGGGACGTGCAGGTATTGATAATGCTATTAAAATGGCTAAACAAGCAGGTATGTCTAAAATGGGAATTAATGCACGAAAGGCATTGTCTCCATATCTTGAAGGAAATGATAGTGATGATAATGAATTTCCTCCACGATCAAGATCGTATATTAAAGGTGGTTCATTATCTGAGACTGGTACAGTTGGTCTCAACGGTAGTATGATGCATGTATTTGTTCCACCTGCACTTATATCTCAACCATTCAGTGCAAACTTCCAAATGCAACACTTCTTACCACCACAATACCAACATTTTGAACAAGGCGGTCATGATGATTCTGAAGCAAATGGTTTAGGATCTGGTTTATATGCTGGTCGTGGTTTAGGTCTTGGTATGTGTGGTGGAAAGATCAATCGTTTACAGAAGGCTCAAATGTGGACTGGATTTGCAGGTGATGCTGGACGTCAAGGATTTGATCTAGCAAAATACGGTCAGAACACGTTTAAAGGTAGTGGTATTAGAGAAGATGCAATGGGATATGCAGAAGATAAAGCAATGGATCATTTATTTGGGCGTAAATTAAATTTACAATCAGATGCATTAAAATTTGCAAAAGGTAAATCTAAAAAATATTTAGGTAGAGGAATGTCACAAAGTGAAGTCCATAGAAGACGACACCCAGTTCCTGGACAAATGTATACTATGTAAAAATGTTTTAAAGGAAAGAAAAGTATATATAATAATAAATGTCGCTTACAGATTCGCAAATATACGAATTAGCCAAAAGAATGAATATACCAATGGGTAGTGTATGTTTTAAAGATGAACTTCCAGACCAATTAGAATTTAACAAAGCATACATTGTTAATTTAGAAGATAGTCATGATGAATATGGTCATGAGAACGATGGTACACATTGGACATTAGTCCAAGTTACTAAACATGGTAATGATTCAACAGAGGCAATCTATTTTGACCCTTATGGAGCACCACCTCCTGAAATAATTAAAAAAGTTGTTAAAAATACTACAGGCAAACAAGGTCTACCACATACAATGAAAGACGTACAAAGTCTAATGAATAACGCATGCGGTTGGTACTGTCTAGCCCTTGGTCATTTTATTAATGCTTCTAAATATAGATCAGGAATACTTCATGATGATGTAGCGATATTTATTGACATGTTTGATGACCTTAATAATCATGTAGATTTTAAAAAGAATGAATATAT